GCTGAATAGTAATAAGGACTAAATAAAGTAGCAGCACCGCTTCCTCCTGCTGAACCACCAATACCAGCCGCATTATAAACACCAGTTCCTGAAACTTCTGGAACGTTTGCGTCACCTCCAACGTTACCGCCACCGCCACCAGCACCTGCATATACTGTTACTGTTCCGTTACTAACAGTAGGGGTTGCTGTATTAGATCCCGGCATAATTCTACCACCACCGCCACCAGTTGCTACATCAGAAGAACCAGTTATTGTACCTGTTGGCGTACCACTTCCGTTAGCACCAGATGAACCTAGTCCACCACCAGCTGCTCCTGTTCTTGAATATGTTGCAGTACTTGTTCTATAATAAAAAGAACCAGAAACACCGCCACCAGCACCACCGCCTCCAGTAGTATAAAGAGATTGAAGAGCACCGCCACCGCCTCCTCCACCAATATACGAATTATTCTGAATTGTACATGAAACACCTAAAACAATAGCATTTCCACCTGTTGACATTTCCCAGTTTACAATTGTTACTACTGGTGATACTACTGCATCATAATAATATCCACCACCATGACCACCCATACCCATGATGAAACCATTATTAACTAAGGTTACACCATTAGGGAATGAACCATCAATAGTTAAAGCAGGTGTTCCAACATCTGTTGAGTAAATATAATAACCAGATGCAAGTGTTGCTATAACAGCGGAAGATTGATTCCATCCAGCAGCAACGGCTAAGCTTCTTAAGTTTGCGTTTGCTTGATGAGACGAAATAGTAAAGCTAAACGTAGGACTTGCTAATTGTTTACCATAGAAATCACTGAAGCTAATTGCTCCAGCAGGGAACGTACCTGAACCACCAGCAGCTGTGTACCACTGAGTTCCACGATAAGAATTTAAGTCGTTTCCTCTACCAAACTCAGCATTAATCTGAGCCATTGTTAGAGTGCCTGATGATGGTAATGGCATTACTTAGCCTTTAACAGTTCGATTTCTTTTCTCAATTCTACTACTTGCTTTGCTAATTCAATAGCAGCTACAAGAGCAGCGTTACCGTATGCTAATGACAAAGTACCATCTTCACCTGTTTGTACTGTCTCAGCTAATAACTTTTGCATATCTTGAGCAGACACACCTGCCTGAGTAGCTTCAATATCTGTACGATCATAAACACCTGACTTAACTTGAGCAAGTTTCTCAACAAAGTTATCCTGTACTGGTCTCCAGTTTTTCTTTAAGCGTTCATCAGAATAAGCTGTAATGTTATTTACTGCTGTAAAAGCACCGTTATCTTGGAAAGAGAATCTCACAGTGGGTGTTCCTGATACGCTTGTCATAAAGCGATACACCCATCCAGTATTATCACCAAACTGTAAATAATATGAGTTAGGACTTGTTGAGTTTGCTACAACATAGTTACCAGAAATAGTACCACCTGATAAATTTGATGCACTAGATGCTGAAGTAGCTGTAGCAGCGTTACCTGTACAAGAAGCTGAAGAACCTGTAGTATTCTGATTCCATGTAGGAACAGTGCCTGATAAGTTAGCGTAGGTGTAGCCAGTACAGTTAGTTAGAGTACCGCTAGAAGGAGTACCTAACGCACCGCCTACAGTAACATAAGAACCTGCAGGTTGTTTATTATTAAATGTATTCCAATCAGTCGATGTTAAATATCCGTTGACTGATGTAGAGGCAGCAGCCATACTGATAACACCAGTAGAAGATGAATAAGACACAGGAGCAGTGCTTGAAATAGCAGCTCTTGCATTTGTATCTGTATAACCTGCTGGAAGAGATTGCCAAGAAGTTGAAGTACCGTTTGTTGATAAGTATTTACCTGAGTTACTTGTTTGAACAGGAAGTACTTTAGTCTCAGCAAGGCTTGTTATCCAAGACGGATCTGCATAAGAACCGCTAGAATAAACACCGTTAGTAACTGTACCTGCATTACCTGAGACATCACCTGTTACGTTTCCTGTCACATTACCTACTAAAGCACCTCTAAAGTTTTCTGCTTGTATATCAGCTAAAGCAAAAGAAGCATGACTTGTATCGATAAACGCTGAAGCATCTGGCTCTAATGTATAGTTCTTATAAACTTTCCAATATCCATCAGTAGCATCTCTAAAGATACCTGCATGACGATATGTACCATCGTTATAGTTACCAGCAATACCTAAGTCTGGGTTTGATACAGCAGATCCATTGTTAAGATAAATCATATTATCTTCAATAGCTAAGTCTGTAGTATTAAGAGTTACAGTTGTGCCTGAAACAGTTAAGTTTCCATCAATCTGTACACCGTTATTAAATGTAGACAACCCGGTAAATGTTGGTGTTGTGAACATTGTTGCTTTAGATTCGTTTGTGACATTACCTAAGCCAATGTTTGTTCTTGCTACTGCTGTATCCGATAAATCTGATAAGTTATTAGAAGCAATTAAAGCACCAGACAATGATGCAAAAGCTGCCAACCAAGTTGATCCGGTATAAACTTTCATTAAACCAATACCTGTATTGAAATACAAAGCACCAGTAATTAAAGCATTGCCGTCATTATCTACTGTAGGATCTGATGTCTTTGCACCTAAGTAACGGTCATCAAAAGAATCATAAGAAGCAGCTGCACTAGATGCTGAAGAAGCAGCGTTAGTAGCTGATGTAGAAGCATTGCTTGCACTTGTTGAAGCATTAGATGCTGAAGTAGAAGCATTAGAAGCGGATGTAGCAGCTAATTGAGCATTGTATTTAGCAGAGTATTCACCACCTGCTACAGTACCTGAAGTTTTAGTAGCCCAGTCTTGAGCTAATTCAGCAGAAGCAATAGAGTTAGTCTCTGCTGTCTGTGCATCAGTAGCACTAGACGCTGCATTAGTAGCTTGAGTAGTAGCTATACCTGCTTGTGTTGTAGCAGTTGAGGCACTGTTACTTGCATTTGTTGCACTTGTAGCAGCATTAGATGCGGAAGTCGCAGCTGCTGAAGCAGAAGATGATGCGTTGCTTGCTTGTGTACTTGCTGTTGAAGCTGAAGAAGCGGAAGCAGTAGCGGAATTACTTGCGTTAGTAGCTGATGTAGCAGCAGCAGAGGCAGAACTAGCAGCGTTAGTTGCACTAGTTGCAGCATTAGTAGCTGATGTATTAGCAGCACTAGCAGAGCTAGAGGCATTAGAAGCAGAAGTACTAGCAGCTGAAGCTGAACTAGCAGCGTTGAAAGCTTGAGTAATAGCAACATCTTTAGATGCAATTGCAATAGCGGATGCCGCTTCTGCATTAGTCTCAGCAAGTTCAGCGTTAGTCTCTGCTGTTTCTGCATTAGTCTCTGCAAGTTCAGCATTGGTTTCAGCTAACTCTGCAGCAGCTTGAGCAGCAAGAGCAGCGTTTTTAGCAGCAATTGCCTCATCTCTAGCTGTGACTGTTATAACTGCTTCTGAAGAAGAATCATTAACAGCATCACCAGCACCACCTGCTCCACGATATATAGCCATTTAAACTTCCTCTGGTTGCTTTGTTTTCTTAGATGTTTTTACTTCTTGTTCTTTAACTTCTGTATATTCAGGATGCTTACGCATTGTGTCGATGTCATGTTGGGATACAAACTCAAATACATTCCCAGTAGCATTATCTTTGAACTTCGCCATTTGAAACTCCTTGTCTTTGTTAAAGACTCCGCAGAGCCCTTAAGAAAGACCCCTCCGAAGAGGGATCAATCAGACTACAACAACTTAAGCTGGAACAGCCAAAGCTACTGCAGAACCGTCACGCAACTCTTTAACACCGAACAATGTATCGGCAGTGAACAAATCACCAAGATATTCTTGTTTGTATTGAGTTTGAGTACGTACGCCCATTTGCTCAACTAGAACTGCGAAGTCCTTGTGACCTAACAAGCAGATACGATCACCGTCAGTTGCAGCGTCAGCGTTGCTAGAAACGAATACTGGTACACCGTAAACGTTACCAACTTCACCTGAACGAATTGTGTTGCTTGAACCGGCTTCACCTACGAAAGCTTGCTCAGTGAAACGCTGAATACCCATCAATGTGTTACGTGTTGATGGAGGAACGATCAAGAAACGACCGTCCATTGGTACATCGCTGTCATCCAAACGCTGAATAGAGCGACGGATTGCAGCGTCAGTCAACGCACCAGCAGTACCTGTGTAAGCAGTTGTACCGTCAGCACCTGAGTAAGCACCAGTGTAAGCAGCTGTACCGTCACCGCCGTTAACACCACGACCCAATTCAAGGATCAATGAGTCAACTTTACGAGCCAAAGCGTAACCAGCGTCGTCTGTGTAGAACTGACGCATAGAAGCCAAAGCTTGAGCAGCTACGATATCTTCGATCATGATTGAGAATTCCCAATGTTGATCGATGTTAACGATAACTTCAGTTGCTGTGTCTGTGTTTAATACAACTTGTGTGTTAGCTGCCTTAGCGTTAGCTGAACCACGACCCGGTTTAGGAATGTGAACTGCGTCACCTTTCTTACCCTTGAAGCTCATCTTTTTGATAAGGTTTGCTGCTACTAGTTGTTTCTTGTATGTTGCTACAACTTCGTCGCTCCAGACTTCTGGTACGAACTTAGCTGCAGTTGTTACTGTTTGATGTCCTGATCCTAATGCCATTTTTAAATCTCCTAGTTAATTAGTTTGGTCTGCCTTTGATGCGACCTTCTTGGTACGCTTGTAAGAACTCATCGGCTCTTGCATTGTACTGTTCACGGTCATACATCATTAGCTTCATAATATCTGCATATCTGTAAGTTGGCTTTGATGATTCTCCAGTCCCACCAGTTTGTACACCGGCTGCTTTCATAGCTTGTTTGCGTTGCTGCTCTCCAACTTGTTTAACACCTTCGTCAGCTGACTGGATAGTCTGCTCTTTAATTCCTCGTAAGGATTTATAAGTGTCCAACAATTCTAAAGCTGCGTCAGCATCATAGTTATTAGCTGCATCATACAATTGCTTACGTACCTTTGAACCTTGAATCCACTCATTGAACTCATTGCTCTTTGCTACGTCAACAAAATCAGGGTGTTTCTTCTCAATCACTGCTAGTGCTTCTAGTTGCTTTTGGCGAGCTAGTTGCTCTTGCATCTGTTTGAGAACAGGGTTATTCTCTACCGCCTGATTCACTGCTTGTTTTGGATCGTCAAAAAAATCAATCTCTTGAGCCACAGGCTGTTCTGTATCTTTAGGTTTTACCCTTGCTTCGAGTTGTTGCTTAATCAATTCATCAGCTAACTTCCTAACTTCACCAACTTCTTGGGCTTGTCTACCAATGAGCTTTTCAGCTTCTTGATGCATCTTAACAATTTCCTCTAGGGATTTGCCTTGATACTTACTTGGTATTACAACCTCTTCTTGTAGGTCTTGAGAGTTATCCTCTTGAGGAGTCTCGTTGACACTAGTTGTGTCGTCTTGGTTAAATGATTCTTCGTCTTGCAGTTCGATTAGTTCAGCCATTTGTATCTCCTGTCGCTATGCGATTCTAGGATTCTTAAAAATAACTCGGTGTCAAGAGCACACTTATGAGTTACGCTTCTTTTCTTGAGCCAGCTTCTCAGCACGAACACGATTCCACCGGTCATAACTCGATGGGTGATCCCCTGAGAAGGGTTCAAGATAGATGCCACAACCTGTAATTACCTTACTAGCTGTGTCACCACATTCACTACACTCAACAACGGTTACCGTTTCATCCACGAATCGTTCAGTGTTGTGCTTGTCCTTGCATTGAAAGTCAAACAATCGTCTAGCCATTATCAGCCTCTCCTTGAAGCTGGTCGTAGACTTCTCTGCTTGCACTTTCTAGGTTAAGTAACCAATTAATAATTGATAACTCACCCTTCTTAAAATGTAACTGCTCTAAAGTATTAGCACCTTTGATGCTTTCTACTTCAGGCTTCATTAGCTGAACATCTTCTATGAGTTGTTTCCAGCCTTGTGAAGAACACATTGAAAATCGTTCTTCGTAGTAATCTTGTAGTTCTCTATTCATTAACTTTTTCCTTGACTTTGGAGTTAATATGTGTTATACGTGTAACTATTATAACATACTTTTCTCCAAAAGTCAAGTACTTTGTTACATATTTACAACTTTATTTTTATTCTGTAACTCTGCGATTCTTTCATTAGAGGCAATATCTTCTACCTTAATGACTCTATCCATTAGCTTCATACGTTTCTCAAACTCATCTGCCATAGGATCAGAGGTGTTCTTAGAAGCTGCAGCTAGTAGTTTAGCTTGTGCTTCAGCAGGGATGTACTGAGTTTCTACACCAATCTGCTGGGTTTCAGCCATAGCTTTAGCAGCTTCTGCCTGAGCTTTCTGAACCATTGCTTCCTTAGCTGCCATATCAAGCATCTGAGATTGTTGAGCTTGTGGATCTGGTTGAGACATCGCTTGAAGTTGAGCAATAATCTCTTCACGATTTGATAAGCTTGAAGACTTGATGATACCTTGCAACAATACTGGAGTAATTGGGCTGTTGCCTAGAGTCTGCATCAAGCCAACCATCTGTTGCTGTTCGTACTCACGTGCGACCATACCCATAGAAGACACTGGCAAGAAGATAAAGTCTTGAACTGGGTATCTCTCAGGATCAAACTGCATGAATCTCCAAGCAGCTTTCTGAATAAACGGAATCAAGAAGTCTTCTTGGAAGTTAATCAAGGTACGCTTGTTCTTCTTCATCAAACCAGACAAAGCCATAGACAAACCAGCACCTGAAGCTTCACCACCAGCTACTTGTGAAGGCATAGAAGCTGAGTCCATAGTACCAGTAGCTTGTAAAAGCATAGACTGGAACGTCTGAGCTGTCTGCATGTTAGCAGGATCAGTGTTACCGAACTTGAACGGCATCATAATCTCGTTAGGATTACCGTTAACTAGTAAGTTCTTACCTGCTTTAACTTCATACTTAGCACCACGTGGTAGACGAGTAGCGTCCATAGCCATCATTGGTGCAGTAGTTAGGGCTAAGCTGTCTAAGTGAGCACGGATCTGTGCGTCAACAGCCTT